CTTACTGATGTCATCCAACGAACCATCAGTCGTATCAAACTTGTAAATCTTTGTGCGGTCAGCGGCATACAAGCCAACATTGCCATCATCATCGGCAGCAGCAAACATGCCTACAATTACCTCATCGGCAACGCCGCTAATCGGAGAGATGTCCTGCATACTCTCATAGCCAGCAGCAGCAGGAATAACATTGTTAGCTACCGTGACACCTGCATTACCAAAATCTGATTGGTCAGGTAAAAATTCCCCAAAGCTAATCATTGCGAACTCCAGCTTTCATTTCCAGCAGACACGTTTGTCCAAGTATCAGAACTAGCAGCAATCGGTGTCCAGCTCTCACCTTCAGAAGACACCACAGTCCAGCTCTCACCTTCATCTGCTACCTCAGACCATACCTCACCTTCGGCATCAATAACACCCCACAATTCGCCTAGTTTTTCAGCTTCTACAGCTATTGTAGCGACAGGCTGCGGGTTAGCTGTGGCGAACACTTCAAAGTTAGCAGTGACATCTGGGATGGTAGCAAAGGTTTGCAGGCTAGATGTAGCGATAGCAAGCAGGCCACCCTCTGCATTGACAGACGCAGACGTAGATGCGGAGCTATCGCCAACTCGCACACGGATACCAGCAGAGCTAACACTTGCAGAGGAAGAGATAGATGATGCACCAATTTGGATGCGAATACCGTCGGCAGATACGGAGACATTTGCAGACGGTGACGATGCACCAATGACAACCCTAATAGCTTCCGCTGTCGCTATAGCCGATACAGATGGTTGGGCAGCGCCGACAACAATACGCACACCCTCTGCCGACATTGTGGACGGCCCAGCAAGTGCAGACGCGCCAAACTGGATACGGATACCATCAGCGGCGACAGTGCTGGTAACATTTATGTTACTCGCGCCAAGCTGGATGCGTATGCCTTCAGAGGTTACGGTAGATGATGTAGATGCTGCGGCAGCACCGTCAAAGATACCAAAGCCAACAGCGGCTACAGATGCAGATGTGGATGGAGTAGATTCACCCTCACGCAGGGCAGCAGTCAGCCAGATAGAACTATCTAGTGAATACGGGAGACTGTCTAAGTCACCCCAGTTATCTAACTGCTCAAGTGTTGGCCCTACGATGTCAGCCATGACTAGGCCGCCGTAATGTCAACGCCTGAAGCTGCTACCTTAAAGATGTCGCCATCGTTAATTGTCTTGGAAGCCGTCAATGCTGCGTGGAACAGCAGGTTGCCAGAGGACGAAGCATCGTAAATACCGATGTGCGTAATCGTACCCCAGTTACCACCAGAGGCAGCAGGGAACTCAACAGCACCGCTATTAGAGGCAGTGCCAGATGATGACGCACCAAACGCCATAGCCTGACGCGCATAGCCATTGCCGCTTACTTCAGCGCCAGTGCCAGCATCAGTCGGGTCAGCAGTGTGCAGCCCAATATAAACAGCGGCAGGAGCAGAGGTGCTGCTTGTGCCTAAGAAGTGGTCAAGGAAGGCATCTTCCAAATAATCGCTCATTGCGCTCATGTCTATTCTCCGTAATCAGATTTCATTTGAAGAGCAGAACCAGCAAACTGACTCTCAGCTTCTTCACGTTTAATCTCTGTAATTGCGCGTGTAAACAACTGCTCATACAAAGCAGTCTTCTGGTCATCCATCAAATATACACCAGCAGCGCCCAAAGAGCCATATAGATATGCGTCAGGATGACGAGTTAAGATTGTATTGCTAGTGTTACTGTCAGACAACTCATCTACACCCTCACCGTAAATAAGCTCTGCCGTGTAGGCGCTATCAGGTGTAGGTGCAAACTTAATCTCGCTACCAAAGATTGTGTAGGCGCGAGGCTTGCCTGTTGCATTAGATGTGTAGTGGCTGTCAAGCGCCATAGGCGTGTAATACTCAAGCACTTCAGCAGGTGTTGTATTTAGCTTTACAGAGCGAATAGAACGCAAATCAGTTGGCAGAGAGACAAACGCATCGCCAGCAGACAGTGTAGCGTTAGCACGTTTTGTCTGAGAGCGTGTACCAAGCTCACGGCTCATACGCGCCTCTGCAAGAGAGATAAACTCAGGGATACGGTCAGTTAAATCATCACGAGCCAAGAAGTTCGCAATCGCCGTTTTAAGTTCTGCGTAAGTTCCGATTGCCATTATACTCTACCGCCACTTGTTCTAAAGAACCTGTTATCATAGTCATTGAGCCATTTCTTCCAGCCTTTAGGATTATCTTTGGGCTGTCCTAGCTCTTGAATTAGCTGATGATACAATGCTGTGGGTATTTCCGCAACCTTCTGTTGATGTCGCTGCGTATTACCTTGCAGGCTACCAGAGCGGTATTCATTGCGTTCATCTCGGTTATTAGCAAGAAGAGCGTCAACATTCTGACTGCTCTCAAAAATCATTTTACCGTCTTCGTCAAAATGCGCCCACGTCTCTTTCCCTGTGACCGCATCTTTTTGTAAAAGTCTCTTCTTCATCTTTCTCCCCTAAAGTGAACGGGGGTAGCCGAAGCTACCCCCTCAACACTTACGACAGGTCGTAAACAGCCGCGTGGGCTTTCGGTGCTGAAACTTTGAGTGTCCATTCAGTGATGATTTGGAACTTCTCAGAGTCACCCGTCTTCGCCATTTCTTGAACGGTGAAGTTACGGTTAGGCAGTGTGCAGACAGAAGCATAATCGCTGTCCAAAAGATACACACGGTCATCCGAAGCAAAACGGTCGATTACAACGTCAAGCTGGCCGAAGTCGCTCAGATAAAGCGAAACTGACCCAACGATAGCTGCTTCACGAGGAGCAGTATAGTTGATTTGGTTGGTTGCAACTGAACCGCTGTTCAAGTCGCTGAAAGCGGCTTTCTTAGCAGGAGAAACAACCAGCATGTTAGGCTGACCACCATCGGTGTAAGCAGCTTGCATTGCAGTGTCGATTTGAGCCAGAGTCAAAGCGCGGTTCGTGCCTGACATATCAGGAACATCCGTGCCGTCACCAGTAGCAGCAGAAGTGCCAGAGGCATCATCTACGTTGGTAATCCAGCTTGACAAAGTACCGGCTTTACGCGGGTCAGAAGCAGAACGTGCAGTATCGGAGTGCAGATACTTTTCGATGTCACGACGAAGCTCAAGACCTTTCAGAACTTTCTGATAGGCAACTTCTTTGTCGCGGCCTGCTTTATCAACAGCGTCCAGAGTACCAGAAACTTGTGCATCTTTTTGCGAGATTTGCATGTAGTTGCCCAAGCGAGTGGTGGCAGTCGGCGTATCATAAGTAGCGTCAGCACCTTCGTTCTGGTAGTTGGTTGCTGAAGCAGCAGCCAGTTCTTGTACTTGCCATTCGACAAATACGCCATTTCCTGTCTCTTTTTTCAGAGCAGAAAAAATGGGGGTTTCATCAGGGTCGATGCGAGTGATTACATCACTCAGGTCTTCCCGTTCGCCAATAGCATTGGCAGTAGTAAATTGAGCCATTTTAAGACCTCATTCTCTCTAATATTAAGTCCACAGCAGCATCTTTGCTGCCAGTTTTATTTAGGCGTTCAAGTGCCTGTTTGTCACGATTAGCTCTGACTTGCTTCTTGGACTTTGGAGTACCAGACTTAACTGCTTTTGGTGCTTTGCGAACCTTCTTCTGAGCAGCAGGCTTCTTAGCCATAAGCTCGTCGTAGAGGTGCGCCTTGCGTAAGACTTCGATTGCACGAGAGTCACTAGCCGTCGCCAGTTCTTCTTCACTGTAACCGATGCGCTGTGCATAAGAGATAACATTTTGTTTCTCCCGCATAGCCACTTCGTCATCACGCCATTCAGGNATACGTTCAAGCAACTGCTTTTGCTGCTCNNCAAGNTACNCTTGGTGCTGTTGCGCCATTTGCTCTTGNTNCTCTCGNTCTANCCTTGNACGCTCNGCNTGTACCTTTGCCACATTTTCTTTGCGGTCACGGAAAGCGTCGCGTTGCTTGGCCCATTCGAGAGGGTCTTCCTGATAGAGCTTNTCCCAATATTCTTTGGGTTGCTCTGGCACTGAGTTAAGCTGGGCTTCAATAGCTTCCAAAGCTCGCCCATACTTCTCGCGTTGCTGCGCTAAAGCTGCCGATTCTGCCTCAGAAGTCTTGCGAAGTTCTGCGGCTTCTTGCATACGCTTTTGCGCGGCTTGTTCTAGCTGATATGATTTGACAAGCTCCTCAGAGGTTACTTGTATTTCCTCACCATCAACCTTTACGGTATGAAGTTCTTCCTCAACGTATTCTACGTCTTCGGGGTCAACGTCATACTCTTCATCATCAAATTCCTCTTCCGGTTCAGATAGCTCTTCAGCGTCATCACCTTCCAGTTCTTCTTCAGATGTGGCCTCAACTTCTTCAGTATCTTCAAGAATCTCTTCTTGCTCTACTGCTTCTGTTTCGGCTACAGGCTCCTGAATATCGCCGCTTGCCTCTTCAGGGGCGTTGGTATTCAAGAGAAGGTCAACTGCTTGACCTTTGTTTAGAGACTCACCGGATCCTAACAGGGTACTGGGTTCATCGCTCATTTCTAATCTCCTCTACGGATTCCTTTGGAGGTTTAACTCCAGTTTCGCTAAGTCACCGGTCTCGATGACTTCTGACAAATGGCCTCGCACCACCATTAGTGCTTGGTACATTTGAAAGAGCGTTTCTCGTTCATCTTGCGATGACGAGGGATCTTTCCAAGCGCTCATGTACTTCTCCTCAAGTACGTCAAACGCCTCTACAATCAAAGGGTCGCGCATCAATGCTTTGGCGCGTTCGCCCCTGTTTTGTTCTTCCCTTCGCTTCCCTTCATTCATAAGCAGTCTCCTCTACATTGCAAAATAGCAACACAATGCTTTTTAGGCAAGACCTTATGCAAACGTCATATTCCAGTGGTCTTCCGTCATGTAAAGTTTTGCGTCTTTTGCAAGCTTTGATGTTTTTGAGGCTTTTTGCATCATCGGCGGTGGGCCTGAATAGTAACCGCGATGGGTTTGCATTGCATACTGTTGATACTGATTATATAGGTCTTTGTCTTTGTCGAATTTGGGGTCATATGGATAATACCCAAATTGTTCTTTCGTACGCTCCGCTTCATACCCACGCTTCATATACTGGGTCGGAACCATCTTCCTACTCTTTTCCTTGCCAGTCTTGCCATCAAATACTACCTGCTCTCCCTGACCCACAAACTTACCAATACCATTAGCAGAATCAAAGCCTACGGCGACAATGGTCTTATCCAAATATCTTCCATCATCTGTTTTTTCACCAAGCTCAAAAGACTCAAAAATATCACCGCCGTAAGTTATTGACCTCTTGTTTGTATCCTTACTCTGCTTAGTCCCTTGCGAGTTAATAAATCTTTCTGCCGCGCTTGTTGACGTAAACGGAACAACTGAACCGCCCATCTCAGAAGCCTGCGCGTTTTGTGCGTAGTTAAACTGAGACTCGACAAACTTATTAAACGCCTCAGTGCTTTCCAAGTACTTACTTGGGGTTGCTTCTGTCGGAGTAATAGCGCCAGCTTTCAAAAGCTCATAGACAACTTTTTGAGGCCCATTAGAGCGGTTTGCTTTTGTGTTGTAATATGGGTTGGAAGCAATGTTACCCACACCGCTGCCCAAGACCTCATTCACTTTTTCATTGTCTATGCTAAAGCCATAGGATTTTTTCATTCTATTTAGAGTTTTTGCCGCGGATTTAGATGCGGCCTCACCCCACGCCGAAGATGCACCATCACCGCCACCGTAATTGCCAGAGGAAAATGAATTGCCGTCATAAGATACCGTTCCAGATGAGTTTGGATATTCACCAGCCGCACCACCTTGCAGCAGA